AGTTTCACGCTAGCAGGTCAAGCCGTAACACTTGGCACTGGAAATCAAGTAGCGCAGGGCGCTTACGCGCTCACCGGAAACGCAGCTATTCTAGGCAAAGGTAATCAGGTCGCCTTCGGCTCTTTCGTATTGAGTGGCCAAGCAGTCAACTTTCCGATCTCGATTGCCGCAGCGCAAGGCAGTTTTGTTCTCACGGGGCAATCCGTAAACTTTCCTATCTCGCTCCCGGTTGCGCAAGGGAGCTATGTTTTAACAGGAGAAGCAGCCAATCTCATTCCGCCTGCTGGCGGGATAACGCTCACTGCGGCCGTTGGTAGTTTCGCGCTAACTGGTCAAACCGTTAATTTCCTTGAATCCCTGCCAGTAGCGTCCGGGAATTTCACCTTAACCGGTCAATCGGTAAATCTAAATCTCAGTATTGCGGCGGCGCAGGGAAGTTTTGCTCTTGCGGGCCAAACAGCGACTTTAGGAAAGGGCAACCAAGTCGCGCAAGGTTCGTTCGTTCTCTCAGGCCAAGCAGTAAATTTCAATATCGGAACCACGCTAACGGCGGCGAGCGGATCCTTCGTTCTCGCCGGACAGAGCGTCAATCTCAACATATCAACACCACTCGCGCAGGGTTCGTTTGTTCTTAGCGGGCAGGCTGCGACTTTAATCATTCCCGGAGCAATGCCGGCTTCAACCGGCGTATTCGCGCTGAGCGGGCAGTCAGCCAATCTCAACCTGTCCGTTCCAGCAGCGTTTGGAAGTTTTGCTCTGAGCGGTCAAGCCGCGCTGTTCAATATTGGACGAACGATCACCGCGGCCAGCGGATCATTCGCACTCACCGGACAGGCAGTTCTATTTCCGCGCAGCTCGCCAGTTGGCGCAGGACTTTTCGTTCTCAGCGGTCAATCTGCCGTTCTCGGTGCAGTCACGCTCTCGGTAAACAGCGGCATCTTCGTTTTGAGCGGTCAATCGGTGAGCTTTGTCTATCGAACGCCGCTTCAAACGGGATACTTTGCGTTTACCGGGCAATCGGTTAATCTTGCGTACACTTCTCTTTCAGATGTTCGATACGTTTACGCCCCGGCAAGCACGCGGGTCGAAATATCGCAACACATCGACAGTTCGCTACTTGTATCAGGCAGAGCATACAAAGCGATTAAGGCTATCCCCGATGAGATCGACACCGAACTTTCTGCTTTCGGAACCGCCTCCAAAGAATTACAAGTCGAAGTGAACACGTACTAAAAATGTCCGCGCAAATTGGCAAATTCTTTACCGGCACTTCTGGGTATCCGATTGATTTTTTGCTTACCGGGCTAACCAACTCCGATTTGAGTGCGATTCAGACGATGGCACTGACTGTAACCCGGCCCGATGAAACTATATTTACCGGGACCCCTGTCATTTTTAATGGCGCGGCACAATACATCGTTGCCGTTGGCGATTTGACCCTTCCCAAAACTTATCTGTGGGAGCTGATCATAACTTCAGGCGGCGGCCGCATCCTGGCGGTGCGCGGAAGTTTTCAGGTAGAACAAAACCCGACTGACTAAAAACTTATGGCATGGTCCACTCCAACCGCTGACGATGTTTTGAGCGAATTTACGCCTAGCGAGCTCGCCACGATTTCAACGATTCTCGGCAAATCGCCTTTTGACAATACCGCGCCGCTTTCCGCTGTCCTATCCAGGGTTGTTGACGAAATGCGCGGTTACATTAACGCCGGCAACTACACCTTGGACGCGGATAGCACCACGATTCCAAAAGGCCTCTTCAATGATGCAATAGCGATCTCGCGTTGGCGGTTTTTGATTAGTGCGCCGCAATTCAAACAATTGCAGACCGACGAACGCAAGGAACTTTATACTGCGGCAATGTCGAAATTGACGCTGGTGAGCGAACAGAAATTCGCGGTTGAAGACCCCCTCCCGATTGCGGACGTAACCAGTTCCACATGGAACAGTGAAAATAAGCTCATCATGCGTACGCATCCGGTCCCATATCCCGGAGCGCAGTTTACCCCACAAACCGGAACGTATGCCAACCCTGACGCGCCGCCAGATATAGGATCAGTGCCGTGACGAACATCGAAACCGCGATTGCTATCTCCCGGATCAACGGAGCGCAAATCTCTATTCCACAGAAGAAGCGGCTATTGGAAATAGTCGGCAAAGGCTCTAGCGACGTGATCCCTCGCGGGAGAATGACTCGGGCCGAGTCGATTCACCGCAAACGCGCTGCGACTGCGGATATATTGCACGGCTCGATAGGGCGTGTCTTGGACTACGCAAAGCATGAAACCTTGAGGAATCTTGAACGGCATTCTCGCGCGAGCATTCAAGCGGCAGATGCGCCACCGGAAGGCGATGAACATACAACCGAGGGCGATACGCCCGCCGCGCGAGTCACTTTTAATAAAGACGAGTTCGGCAAGGATTTACTTGGCGCGATTGAAGCGGACCAGGTTGGCGCGCTTGAAACTGCGGGGCAAGAACTCAATGATGAGATCGGGCGCGAGGAGCCGTTCAAGATGCCAGCGAAAAAGACTGTCGATTTCCTACGGCATCGTCAAAACCTTTTGAGCGGAGTACCGGATGAGATTCACAAAACCATCGAGAATGAGTTAGCCGAAGGAATCGACAAACGCGAGCCGCTCAAAGATTTGACCAAACGGATCAAGAACAAGTTCGCCGAGATTTACAAGGGGCGCGGCAAAGTGGTAGCGGACACCGAGACCGCAGCGGCATACGGTTACTCGCGCAACCAGGCAATGAAAACGGCAGGTATCCAGCGCAAGAAATGGTTGCACAGTCCGTTAGCCAAAGAGCCGCGTCCCGAACACATCGCAATGAGCGGCAAGATTGTTCCATTTGACGAACCGTTCCCAACTGGCGATCCGCCGCTGATGTACCCGCACGACCCGAACGGCGCGCCGGGCGACGTGATCAATTGCCACTGCATTTCAATTCCCGTCGAATGAGCGCAATTATCACAGTCCAACTTTCTCCGGGTGCGCTTGAACTCATTCAGAAGTTCAAGGGTGCACCGCAACAGATTCCGCAAGCGATCAAGCGCGGCATGGATCGCGCCCTTGAAGTTGTGACTGGCAGGATTCAGGAGAAACGCTTGAGCGGCATCGGCCCGTTCCCGGTTGAGGAACATCGGCTAGGGCAAGTGACGCAACAGCTTTGGCGCAGCACGCGCGCTACGCCGTCAATTGTCGAAAGCGCCGGCGTTCAAACCGTAGTGACTGGCAAGATCGGTGCTTCGGTTATTTATGCGGCGGTTCACGAGTTCGGATTTCAAGGAGTTGTTGAAGTCAAAATGTTTATTCGAAAAGGGCGATCCGTAAAAGCGCATCAACGTCGAATGAACATTCGCGCGCGCGCGCCATTCCAAACCGGGATTACTGAAAACTTGGATTACATTTCCGGCGAGATTGAAAAGGAACTTGTGACCACGTTAAAAGCATGATCCAAAACCCTGACAATTTCTTTGAAGAGCTTCAGAATGACGTAGCCGCGCAAATCATGTCGACTGCCCCGTTTGATTCGATCAAGTTTCCGGACGGCAGCGATTGGAAGGCGCTAACCGAGGACGAGGGCGACATACAGTTTGAATTTGATACGATGATCGGCGTGGTCGGGCTTTCCATTGTCGTTTACGCGGCAGAAGGCGACGTTGATCAGCCCGATATTCCCGGTCCGCTTCTCACAAATCTCAATTTCGAAGTCGGCATATTTGAATCGCCAGTGTTCAATCGAAGCGAACAAGGAACGGGGCTGCGATTGGCGCGCGCGGCCAACATCGTATTCGGAACGCTTCACGGATTTCAACCGCCGTCGGCGCGAAGCCCGCTTTATGCTAAGGGCATCAGGCGCGGCACGCCGCAGCGGTTGTTCGCAACCAAAGATGACACGAACGGGGTCCTGACAATATCAAGGCGATGCCTGTTTTCGTGTCCGCTCGTCTCGGCAGCAATCACCTAACTAGCAAACAGAAAGAAAACATATGTCAGTACCATTAAGAATAACCGGGCCCGCAGTCGTGGTCTTTAACGGTCAAACCTACAACTTCGCAGACGGATTAAAGGGCAGCATCAAAGCGAATACCGAACGGCTTAACGTTGACGGTTTCGGCACTATTGCCGAATTCTCAACCGGATTTGTTGTAGAGTTTACCGGCAAACCCGCAGGCGTAATCAACCTCAGTTACATTCAATCGGTATTTGTCGACGTGCGCAACAAAGAAGGCCAATCCATATTTGGCAGCACCGATTTGCCGCTAATCGTCTGGGCGCTGCATCCCTTTGATGGCACGGACTTAAACAAAGTAACCTGGAACCGCGGGGCCATAAAGAAGAGTCCTGACATGCTTTTGAGCGCGACCAAGGGACCGATATTCGGCGGCGACATGACCTTCAGCGTACTGATGAAAAGTGATTTTATCT